CCATGTATTTCGTCGCCATCTTTTGCAACGCCAGTTCGCAGTCACGCAGAGCGAAGTCAAGGCCATGCAACCGGCGCAGTTCGGCTGCGGCCTCGTCGTGATGTGTTTTGCTTGCGGGGTCTGCCTCAATTACATCAGCAAGAAATAGGGCTTTGGGTTGGCTCATTGGTTCTTGCTCCTTAAAGCGGCCTCAATGGCGCGGGCGATATGCATTCGAAGATCACCAACTGTTTGGTCTTTGCACGCCTCAAAGCCTTTTGCCCAACAAGAGGCGACCTCCCCCTCACTCAACGAGCGCCACTCGCGGCGGGGTGGGGCGGTGGCGCGGGATTGCCAAGCATCTTCAGACTCGCAGACTGCCTGCCGAGCGTACTCGCGCATTTGATGATCGGTGAACCAACGGTGGGTGATTTCGTTGCCGTGTCCTCCGTACACGCGCTCATTCCAGTTAGGCTCTGGCAAGGGAGGCAGTTTGATGATGGTGTGCGGCGCTTTCTCCGCCTGCTCATCCGGTCGATCACGCATGTCAATCTGCCCATCAATGAAGCCCTTACGATATTCGTCCACAGGATCAGGTAACGGCTGCGCCAGCGCGGCGCGGAGGGCTTCAATCGCCTGCCATCGTTCCGGCCTGTTCGCCTTGTGCGCGAAGCCCCATTCGTCTGCCATGAACTCCAGCGCCTCCAGCGCCTGCTGGGCGGCTTCGCGTAGGGAATTCATCTCACACTCCCAGCGGCGCAAACACCAGCACCAGCGCCAACAGGCCCACCACTGCGCCCAGGATGTACGGCCACCACGGCTCCTGCGGCGGCAGCTTGACGCCCAGTTCGTCCAGGTCCACGCACGGCTCTGCAGCCTGCGGATAGCGGCCCTGCTGATCGCAACCCAGCGGAATGCGCGGGTTGTACTGCATGGGTTCGTGCGCTTCAGGGTGCGGCACGCGGCGGATTTCGTCTTCGGTGGTCATTCCTTTTCTCCCTTCAAATACCGCTGCAGCCGATCAATCCGCGAGCGGTGGTAAGCGCACATCGCGTCCGCGTATTCCGCAGCGGACTCTGCGGCCAGCAACTGCCGGCGGGCCTCGTCCAGCTCACGCGCCGCCAGAACCTCAGGCGACGCGGGGCGGAACATTCCCGCCAGTGATTGGCGCCACCAGTTCATACGCCCTCCTTCGCCCGGCGCTCGTAGGCCAAGATGTCGCTCATCCGATACCTGATGCGCGGCCGCTCGCCGTCACCGAGGCGCAGGTAAGCCGGCCCGCTGTTGTTGACCCGCCACTGGCTGAGCGTGTGCAGGCTCAGGCCCCAGCGGATGGCAAGTTGCGCGGGTGTGATCAGGTGCTGATCGGGGGTTTGGCTGGCGGCGCTCACAACGCACCCCCTTCCGCCTCGAGCGAAGGCGCCTGCTCGGCGCGGATCTCCTCCGCGCGGCGCTGCACGGCGGCCACCACGCGGTCGCGGTCCGGACCCTTCGGCACCTGGCGCATCTGCGGGCGCAGCAGTTCCAGGAACTCCAGTGTGGCGGCGCCATCGATGTCGCGCACCAGAGCCTCCACGTCCACTGCCGGCGGGGGCGGCGGCGGGGTTACCTCTTCGACGGCGCCCATGTCGCGGGCGGGGCGCGGGGCCATGTCCTCGGCCTCCTCGGGCGTGTAGGTGCCGATGGCCACGCCGGGGTAGATGGTGCGGATGCCTTCGCTGATGCACCGCGCCCGCAGCATCTGGCGTGGGTAGGATTTCCACGTCGGGTTGCGCGTCAGGCCCGCGTCCTGAGCCATCTTGGTCGTCCACTCAATGCGGACGCTGCCGCCCTGCGGGTGCGAGAACGTGCCCACCACGCGCTGGTCGGTGTACTCGCCCCATTCCACCTTGCCGCCGGCCTGCTGGAACCGCGCCAGCATGGCGTCAGCGCGCAGCGTGGGGCGGCCGTTGATGACGTGGTAATCGCGGGCGGCGATGGCGGGGTGCATGCCCTCGGCCTGCGCCACCAGCATGAGGGCCATGGCTTGGTCGGGCGTCTTGACGCCGAACAGGCCGGACTTGGCGACCGCAAGCGCCATGCGCTCGATTTGGTCTACGGGGACAAGTGCTGTCATGGTGTTCTTTCCGGGGCGGCGTACCGCCCCTGTAGGTTAGTCGCTCAGGCCCGCGGCTTCACCCGCCGGCAGTTCCTGCTCCGGAATTCCCACGGTTTCCACGGGCGTGCCGGCGGCCATCAGGCTGATGATGTCGTCCTGATCGGCCGGCGTCACAAGGAACGTGGGCGTGACATGGCGCAGCGCGTCGGCCGAGGTGTAGGCCCGCACCAGCCGCTCGTTGGCGTGCATGTCCGTCACGACGAAGACCTTCATCTTCCGCGTGTAGGGGCGCTTCTGCTTTTCCTGAGTCATTTTCTGCTTTCCGCGAGACGCCGCAGCGCCTCGACTTGGGTGCCGACCTGCTGCAGAAAAGACGTAACCTTGGCCTCCAGGTCGGCAATGAAGCTGGGGTCACGTTGGATGCGCTGGACGTGCAGTTGCAGTTCAGCAGGCATCCGGGGATCGTAAGAAACGAAATCGCACCACTGGCGGCCAGTGATCCACATTTGGCCCTGCAATTGCGGAATGTGCTCTGCCGGCATGCCGTTCAACAGCGTTTCGATGTGGTTTGCGGTGTTCCACGGGCACTTGATCTCGACCAGGCCGTCCCAGTCCACCAGGCCGTCCGGGCTGCAGCCTGCCATCAGGGTGTCATGGGCGACGAAGCCCGTCTCTTCCACCGCGACGCCCGTGCGCTGCTCGTATGCCGCCCTGGAGGCGGCTTCCTGCTCCGTGCCCCAGCGCATGGCAGCGTTCTCATAACTGGGCACAGGCTGGCCGGTCAGGCGCTCAACCACAAGTTCCGTCAGGTATTTCTGGCGGTCAGCGGCGGGTGCGTTGTTCTTGAGGCGAGCCAGCACATCCTTGAACCGGGACGCGGTGGCCTTGCCGCAGCGAGCGGCGTACCAGTCGTCGGTGCGTTGGTCTGCGGTTTCAAGGATCATCCAAACCTCCTCAGAAATCGTCGTAGAACTCAGGCTCAGGGTCGCCCTGCTGCGAAGCGCACAACTGATCCTCAAGCCGCCGCAGCCGGTCGGCGCTGTCCCGCAGAAACCGGCTCTGCAGCTCATATCGCGCCGCTTCGGACTGCGCACGGGTGCCGCTGAGCAGGCAGGCCAACAGCGTGTCAACACACACGCTGTCCATGTCTTCCTCGCGCACAAGAATCGTCGAGAACGCCGCACCCTCGCGAGCGCGGCTCACTTCGGCAAGCCACTCCTGCCAGTCTGCAGGGCAGGCCAGCAAGTGGTCACGGGCTTCCTGTTTGTACGGGTGGTTGCCTTCAAAACCGGCAGAATGCGTGGGCCAAGTGGCCACGTCGCCGGGGCCGGGAATCGCCGAGTAATTCATCGCTTTCTCTCCTTTTGTTTGCGGGATGCGCCGCAACGCATGGGCATCATACAAGACAGTCGCGGAGCGTCAAGCAGCATCGGATACCCGCGTGGAATAGTCGGGATATGGACGCGGCGGGCGGTGCGGGCCTATGATCGCGGCCGCTCGACGTTTTGAGGTTGCACCATGACGATTGAATGGAACCCCGGCCCGCCGCCTGCGGTGGGCTGGTATCGGGCCAGCGTGGCCCGTAAGGGACAGTTTCTCCGCTGGTGGGACGGCGCGAAGTGGTCGCGCGCTGCGACCCCGTGGTTTGACCGCGACGAGGCCGCCCAAGTGGCCGCGATGGCGGCGCCAGCAACCGTGCAGCGGCGCATTTGGTGGTCTTGGATGGAGGAAAAGAAATGACATCAGACTGGGAAGTCGCCCCCGCGGGCACGCTCGCCCTGCTGGACAAGTGCCGGCACGTCAGCCTGACGGACGACGAAATCGGCCGTCTGTGGTTCAAGGCCGCGCTGCCTGGCGTGACGAAAACGCAGGCGCGGTTTCTGATCCGTGCTGCGGAGGCGAAGCTGCGAACGAAGATGGTTCCGTGGAGGCCAATCGAATGAGTCTCAGCGACGAAAAACTGGCCATTCTGGCTTTCGTGCAGGCGCATCAGCCGGTGCTGCGTGAGCAAGTGGCGGCGCACTTGGGCTGCAAGCAGGACACTGCGGCGCAGCATCTGAGGAAGCTGCGCGTGCAGGGCAGGCTGCAGAAACGCCGCATCAATGAGCACATCTGGATGTGGGTGATTGCCGGTGCTCCGCCGCCGCCGAAGTTGGCCGTCAGGCCGCTGGTGCAGCACAAGCTGAAGGCGCATGAGCAAGTGGCGAGTGTCTGGGCGTATGCCGCGCGGTGCGCGCAGGAGGCAAAGCGATGAGCGGCGGAAGCATGAATTACATCTACTCCAGGCTTGAGTACGAGGCGACCTTTACCACAGACACGCCAGAGCGTCGGGCGTTTGCCAAGCATCTGAAGCTGGTGGTCAAGGCCTTGCACGACTCC